GGAAACGTCTCAAATGATCTCACGACGATCCCCTTATTCATTGGGGGGATCGGCCATCTGGGCCCCTAGCGAGGGGTTGCCAGCTTGGTCTTATGCTCGTGAGGGTATGCCCCAAATTCGTTCAGCCCCGGTGGTTCCTGTGATGGAACAAGCGAGGATGTGAATTCTGGGGTAGTGTGAGACGATTCGGGAGAAAACAAGCTCCCCCTGATGCCAGGTTGCTGGCATCAACCCACCTACGTTTTAGTGTGAGGCTGTAGGGCCTAGGAGATTCTGCTAAATGCGTTCGGGTGATAGGAGAACCAATCACCCTGAAGCACTTCGCGAGCGCGTGATAATCATCGAGATGATCATCAAAACGCGAAGGTGTCGGAAGAAGCCCCAGAAATTCGCATCTCTGGAGTTTCCCGTTAACCCTCAGGAAGGGCTCTCGTACGCTGTGCGAGAACCATCCCAACGCGGGACTACAACGCGTGACTTGTGGCAGCTTGCCTACAAGTCTTTCAACGGCTTCCTTTATGGCCGTTGCAGTGCGCGGATAACCAGCATCGAAAAGCTGGTTCGCCGTAGCAACACACGATGTAATACCAACAGAATCACCCCGATCTGTTGGAATGTCACGACGGATGTAGACTGGTGTCACATCCAGGTTGTCGTAACAATCCGATCCACAAGACTCTCTGAACTTCCCAGTCCAGAATGACTTGTTTTCGTTGACCTTGAAACCTAGGGCTTCAAGATCAGCACAGATCGCGGACGCCTCGTTTGACGGGACGAGAATATCGTCTCCGTAAACGAACACTGACCTGCTAAACCTTTTGCAGGTCAGCGGTGTCGGGTAGACTCCAGCTCTGCATAACCGAGAAGCAATGATGCTCGTAAAGAACACCAGCGCTTCAACGGGGAAGCAGAGTGCGGAACCCATCGACGCAAACTTCTTGATAGTACGTACTGTACCATCAGGAAGCTGAGCACGCTGAGAACGACATGCATAAAGGATATCCCTGACGGGAGTATCCCCAAACATGCCGTCGAAGTGTGCCATGGAAACTCGATCGCTAGCTTCGGACATGTCGATAGTGGCCAGGCGGCCACTGCCGGATGAC